AACTGATCTTGCAGACATGTATGAACTGGCATATCTGTTGATTGTTGGACTACTGCTGATCATAGCATCTAGATTTGTACATTATATTATTGTTGCAGGCACAATACTGGTGTTAGGTGTAGGCACAGTGTTTGGTGCTGTGTATCTGTATTCCAATTATCTCATGCTGTTTGATTTTTCTTGGCCGTTGGCCACTGTGTTACTGGTTGGACTACATGCAGTGTTCAATAGATTTGTCAGTGAGTTTGTGCAGAAACAACAGATAAAAAAACAATTTGGAGGGTATGCATCTCCAACTGTGGTTAAGATGTTACAGGAAAATCCTGCACTGATAAAAGAAGGCATCAAGAAAGAAGTTTCTATATGTTTCTCAGACCTGCGTGGATTCACTCCACTGGGAGAATCATTTGGTGATGATGTAAAAGGACTTACACAGGTGATGAATGGTTATATGGATGCTATCAGTCAGCCAGTGTTGGATGCAGACGGAATGATCATCAAGTACATTGGCGATGCAAGTATGCACATACACAATGCTCCTATTGACGATCCTGATCATCCACGAACAGCAGTACAGACAGGACTCAACATGTTGAAGGCTGTGAAAAAGTTTAATGAAAAAATAACAGCAGAGGGTAGACCTGCTGTGGGTATGGGTGCAGGCATAAACACAGGACTTGGATACATTGGCGAAATGGGATCCACACAAAGACATTCATACGATGTACTAGGTGATGCTGTGTCTACCACAGCAAGATTGGAAAGTTCTTGTAAAGCATACGGAGTATTATTAATAGTAGGTCCAGAAACTGTTGCTAGGACCAAAGATGATTTCTTTTATCTCAAACTGGATGATCTTGCTGTGAAAGGAAAGACTGTGGGTCTTGAAATTTACACAGTGTTAGACACGGCCTATCCAAAAGATAAAATCACACACGACAGAATGCACACACTGTACAAGTCTCAAAAATTTATAGATGCTACAAAATTATGCAAACAACTCAAAGGCAAGTTTGATGGACAGATGGACGGATATTACAATATGTGGATTGAACGTTGTGAGTATATGATCACTCAAGACTTACCGGAGGCGTGGTCAGGAGTTTTCTACGCACAGACAAAGTAGGCCAGTCATAAAAAAAGGGGGAATAAAATCCCCCTTTTACATTACAATTGCCTTGTAAATTATGCCGCGTGGTTGATTATAGTTTTACCTGCTGATGCAAGTAAACCAATCGTTGCGTTTCTTAAAGTTTTTGCCGACTCTAAATCAGTCTGTGTTAAAACTCTTACTGAAAAGTCATAACCTTTGTCCATTAACTTCTTTGTAGGAGTTGGACGAGTCATTGCTAAGTTTTTAAACTTAATAACACCACCACTGATGTTACCGCTCTTGTCTATTGCATTTTTGGCTTCTTCGATGAAAACGCCAACTTTTGAATTTACGTTACCTTTTGTAAATTCTCTTGTGTATACTACGTATTGCTTAGTTCTTGCCATTTTGTTTGTTACCCTTCTAAAATGTAAGTTATTAGTTAAAGTTATTATATGTTCTTGTTGTGAATAAGTCAACCCCTATTAGGCTGCCTCAACTTTGATGTCTAAAGGATGGCCATGTTGCACAGCATCTACCTTGACTTCTGTGGCTTTTTGTTCTGCAATTTCAAAATTATACAGAGCAACCACGCCTTTACCATCATTGTGTATGGTATCAGTCATTTTCTTTGCTTGTTCATCATTGTATTGAAAATGCTTTATCAAAGAATTGGTAACAAACTCCATAGGAGTCTGCTCGTCATTCAAGTAAACCACTGCATATTGCCTTGGTTCCTGTATGGTTGTTTTGACTTTTTCTTCTACTTGTATATCGCTTTGTTCCATCATTGTATTTAAATTATAAACTCTCTACTTTTTATGTCAAGTTAATTAGGGGAGCCGAAACTCCCCCAGTGTTGCTATTTGATCTTTATCAGTTTGGCTTTTTTTTCTTCTGGAATGACTCTTTCAATATCAATTTGAAGCAGTCCGTCTTTCAGTTCGGCTTCCTTGATAAAAGTGTCCTCTGCTAGAGTGAATGTTCTTTCGAACTGTCTCTTAGCAATGCCTCTGTGAATTACACCATCATCGTTCTCATCTTTTTCGTCTGTTATGATAGAACGTATGGTTAATTCATTGTCTTTTGACTCAACTTCGATGTCCTCTTTGCTGAATCCTGCCAATGCAATCTGTATCTGAAACTGATGATCATTCTTCTTAATGATATCATATGCCGGATAACTTGCAGTCATAGCTGGTCTTAGGTTAAAATCATCTGTTAAGAATCGATCCCAAGTGTCAAAAGCATTGTCAAAACCAATTGAAAATGGTCTTAGTTTGTTGAAAAGTGATAGGTTGTTTGTCATTGTGTTGTCCTCCTTATAGCGACTAATGTGTAAGGCCTATCAAGCACCCTACTACAGTATTTAATATAGTGTGTCTTTTTAAAATGTCAAGAGGGAGATTAAAATTTTTCTTCTTGTTCACGTTTGTTCTTGGCCGCTTGTCTTTTTAGACGCTTTTCGTACTCTCTTTTAACCAAACTAGGTTTTTGGAAATATCTGCGTTCTTTTACTTCTTCTAATGTTCTTGCGTTCATTAGTTTTTTCTTCATTTTACGCCAGGCTTTCATAGCATCACCTCTAACTTCTACTTCTATGTGACGTGATGTGTGTTCTTTGTAATGTTTAATCATTTGTAAAAGTATACACTGGATCTGACATGTTGTCGACCACTGTGCTATTAATGTGTATTTTAGTAAGGTTTTTATTTTTAAGATGTTGTATATCATAGATAGATTGTCTAAGAATTTGATCAAAGTAATTTTTTATGCCTCTAGCACCTATATCAGATGTGTGACATTTGGTTGCAATAGATATCACAGCCTCCATATCTATTGTACATTCTATGTTTTCTGTTGCCATTATGTTTTGATATTGTAAGAAAGGAGATATTTGTGAGTCGGTAATAATTTTGCACAATTCTTCCACTGTGAGTTTTTGCAATTCAACAATATTTCCAATTCTACCTACAAACTCTGGTATGAGTCCATATTTGATTAAATGATCTTCTTTTGTTGCGTTGTGGTTTGTTTCCTTTTTGTGTTGTTGCACAAACCCCAATCCATGATCAGTTTTTTTAATTTGATCTAAACCAACAAATGCTCCAGAGCAAATAAAAAGTATGTTTGAAGTGTCCACAGTGATTGATTTACCTTGTGGATGTTTCCTGTTTCTTTTCATCTGTATTTTGAGTTTGGTGCCTTCGATGACTTTGAGCAGTGCTTGTTGAACACCTTCTCCAGATACATCTCTGGTTATTGATACATTTTCTGATTTGCGTGAAATTTTATCTATTTCATCTAAAAATACAATACCTTGCTCAGCAAGTTTTACATCTCCGTTTGCAGATTCAACTAGACTAGCAATTACTGTTTCAACATCATCTCCTACATATCCTGATTCAGTCAGTGTGGTAGCATCTGCAATATAAAAAGGCACATTTAGATAGTTGGCAATAGACTTTGCTAATAGTGTTTTACCAGATCCGGTAGGACCTATCATGCACATATTTGACTTTTCAAGTATGTTAGGATTCTGTAATCTTTTGTAATGCAGATACACAGACACAGCAATCTGTATTTTAGCACTGTCCTGTCCAATAACATTTTGATCCAAAAACTCTTTAATGTCATGAGGATCTATGTTGTCTATTTCTTTTGAGGGAGTCTCATGAAATTCATTTAAAATTTTTTCATTTATAATTGCAACACACTCATCACAGATTGAACCAGCATCGCCAGCTACTAATTTGTTGACTTCCGTTCTATCTTTACCGCAAAATGAGCAAGATTGTGTGTGTTTGTTATCTAACATGTTTTATTATGTAGTCAATTGATGATTGTGAACAATCAAATATAATTTTACTATTTTTTACAACAGAATTCAACCATTGAGATGAACTATTTTTTTCTATAAGGTAAAAAGCAGATGTGTTCTCACAAGTGTTCAATATTTCTTTGATGTGTGATTGTGTATAGTTTTTCAACCCGTAAGTTGTACCTTGTATAGTATCAGGTTCTGATACAAATATTATTTTATTCATTTAATAATTTTCGAACTACTTGTTGTTCTTGGTGTGTTAAATTGTTTATGTCTAGTGACCCGGCCTTGACCTCTTGAACAAGTCTTTGATACCTGCGTTCAGTCTGTTGTTCATATGACACATCGTCGACAATTTTGTTAGATGTTTTTTTAGGATGTCCCCAGTAATCTCTTTGTTGAGTTGCTGTTTGCAACTGTTCTTTCAAGTCAGCAATCTGTAGTTCGTATGAATCTCTTGTGTCTTGAGATATGTCTTTAACAATTTCTACTTCAACTATTTTTGGAACCTCAACATATTCAGTAATAGGAATCTGTATTTCTTTTGGTTTTTGTTCTAATTCATCCAGAGTTTGATCCAGCATCTCTAAAGTTTTTTGATACTTGATCCACAGAGTATCTAATTCTTGTTTGATATTATCCGACATCCTTGTTCAATTTTTTAGCAAGTTTTGCCTCAAGTTCAATCACAGCAGAAGGAGTAGACAGATCAATTTTTGCTTCTACTTCTACAATTTTTTCAACTTCTTTAATAACTTCTACTTCTTTTGGTTTAAGTCCCAACTCAGACGCTAGAGATTTTACTTCTGCCTGTAGTTCTTTTGATAGCCTAGTCATTGCTTCTGCATCGTCTTTAGCAGTTTTTAGATCTGCTGTTAACGTTTCGATACTGTCTAATGCACTGTCTAACATTTCAAGATTACTTCTGTATTTGATCCAGAGTGAATCTATTGTTTCCTGTTTTTGGTTTGCCATTATTTGTCTCCTTTATACAATTTTTTTTCAACCTTCTGTTCTAACTTAGTAATAGCAGGTGGTGTAGACACATCAACGTCTGCTTCAACTGTTACAATTTTTTCCACAATCTTTCCTCCATCACCAATTGGTGTTGTCTCACCTTCAAAGGTCCAACCATATCTTGCTTTCAAACTCATGTTCACTGCGATCAGCAACAGCACTGCTAAAGGATCAAACACAAACATTATAATCACAATCAACCACGTAACTGCTCTTTCTAAGTCTACATCACCGTCTCTATCAAAGAACTGTGCAATGTACTTTATAGGACCAACTTCTGCAGATAACTCTCTAATCTGTGCTTCCAGCACAAACTTGTCACCATTGTATTGATCTATAACATCGTATGCTGTGTTGATGTCTAATTCATACTGTGTTACAAGTTCTGCAGAGTCTTCGCCTTGATCAATTGCCTTTTGATTTATCTCGTTAATTCTCTGCTTTGCAAGTGATACTTCTTGATTAATAGACGCCTGTAAGGCGCTTATTTCAGAATTAAACCCGTCTATTTTAGCACGTAAAGGGTCTATTTGTTTGGTTGTAGCAGTCTGTGTGTCTTTAACTTCGTTGTCTGCTGTGCTTTGAATTTTGTTTATGTTGTTAGCAACTGCATCACGTTCTGGTTTTTGTGTTGCCTTTAGTTCCGCAGCCGCTTTCTCTTCATTAAAGAATGCTTTGTTGGAATTTAGAATAGCACTCACAGCATCATCCAACTGCTTCAACTTGTTCTGTTCTGCTTCTATTTTTGACGGTACATCTTCTTTGATCAGTGCAATCTTTTTGTCTGCATCTGTTTGTATGTCAGTGATCTGTTGTTGTGTGTTTGCAATCTGTGTTTGTATTAGTTCAACACTGCTAACAATTTTGTTTTGAGCATTCTCAATAATTGCCTGTTCTCGTACCAACTGATCGTCTGCGCCAACAGTTTCGCCACTGTTTAGTCTGTCTATTTTAGCTGTTAAATTTGTTATCTTAGTTTCTTCTCTAAGAATACGTTCTTCAAAGTTTGATATTTCTGCCACAATGTTTGCCGCGGGTGTGGCCTGTTCTATGTGTGCTTTGGATAGGAATCCAAAGATACCTAATGATGTAATGATCATTAACACAAACACCGCAGTGGTCAAATAGGTTTTGAGTAAGAAAGGAATGTTCTTCCAATTTTGATACAGCCATGATGCTGTGACCAGTTTTGCTACTTCTAGCACTCCGCCCATGATGTAGATAGGCACTTTGGCTGCCGCGAAGATTGCCGCTAACCCAATCACAGAATAGTAGATTGCTACACCAGATATGGATAGAGCACAGATGAATGCTAGTGCTATTAAGAACATAGTCTAATATTTAATGAATTAACAAGACTGATATGTACGTTTGATTAGATATTAACTGTCTTCGCCACTTACAAGTTTAGTTGTAGTGATTTGACTTACAGTGATGGAATCAAATATTTCACCCGAGTCAGTTGGTGCATCCGCAGTAACTTCTGCTATCACTGTGTTGCCAGTCGCTGGTCTAAATACTGATCTCAACTCTTTGATTTCGCCAGTTTGCACAGTTGAGTCATCTGACAGATCTGTTCCTGCATTAATAGCAGTGTAAACATATTCTTTAATTGCTTCTAATAAAGTATTGTTAACTGTTGAACCATCAATTGATGTTTTTGTTAGGTTGATTGAGTCAGTGTCTTCATAGCCTACTGTGAATTCTAATCCTGTTGCTTGAGCATCGCCGTTTGCTTCGATGATCTCAACGTCATAGATCGCACAGTTAGATTCTAATTGAAGGTTTCTAACAACTTGTTCCCAACGCATCAAGCCTCTTTCGCGTCTAAGTGCAAGTGCATCGGTAGTCGCTCTGGTTGTGCTTTTCGAGCCGGTTAAGTTGGTGGAGTAAAATCCTTTGTTTGTGTTAGGAAAGTTACCATTTGGAGATACTGCACCACCTCTGGCGCTTTCTTCTGACATATAACCTGACATATCGAGTGTGATTCTAAAGTGCTTTTCGACTCTTGCGTCGATTCCTGAATTGGACCATCCTTGAGGCATGTTGTTGTTTCCTTCTTTTTATTTATTTAGTGTATCTGCCAAACTTGATCACGTCTACAGGCTACGCCATAGTAGTTTTTTTCCAGGTGATCAGGAAAATAATGAGTCATTTGAAACTGTCTACAAGGCCCCTTCCACTGGGTAGATGCATGTAGGGGTTTGATTGATCCACTTTTTCCAGTTGCTGAATCATTCCAGTATGATACAACACCATCTTTGTTGTACTCTAGGGCATGTTGTAGAGTGCGTTCAATCTGTCCTGACTGCTTACTGTGACCAGTGACTGAATACATGGCTCTGTGACTACATGCACTCAAAAACAGGACTAAAATTAGTGCTAGTTTTCCCATCTATAAAATAAATGATCTCCTATTTGTCCTATGTATGATAATTCGTGTCTCCACTCAGGATCAACCCAATTTGCATGATAGTGTGTTGCTCCTTCTATCATGCCTGCGTATTGACCTTCTAGTATTTGCAGTGCTATGATCTGTGACTGTAGCCATGTGTCTTGGTATCTAATTTTTTCATCTTTGCCGTCACAGTGCCAGGTAAATTGACAACGATATTTGACCGGGTAGTAAATCCTTCGTTCATCTGGAAGATCTGCATGTTGCTTGGTCTTCCAGGACTCTCTTACTGGTCCTTCCTTAACAACTCCACACACTGTATCAGGGTATCGTGCATCGTGCATTCTGTTTAAAACAACCAATCCAACTGCTATCTTTCCTGCTGTTGATTCACCAGATGCTTCGAAATAAATGTTTTGTGCCAGACAAACTGCATCTGGTTCTGTTGTTGGGTTTAGGATTTCTTTCTCGAAGGCCAAGCCAAGTTTACACCATGCAACGCCTACAAAGAAGGATATCACCACCAATAGTATCCTAGTCATAATAGTATTATATGGCAAAAAATGCCAATGTCAACTGCGTATATAATTGCTAGATTATTGAATTATTTTAATTTAATGTTTTTCATAATGATGTTAGAGATGATCCGATCCGAGCCAACTGCTGATGAATATTTTCGTCTAGTCTATCTGGCAAACCTTTTAAAATGGCTAAATTGTGATTGTTTGTTTCTCCTTGATCATCTTGCCATCTCTGTGCTCTGTTTGGATCAGAAAATTCAGATCTTAACCACAATAATTGCTCTGTAAGAGATCTTAAATCGGTGCGAGGAGGATCGTTTGGTTTGAACCCCCATTCTGTTAACTGTTTAATTTTGTTAGGTACAGTTGCCCAAACAAAAGGCACTTGAGCAAATATAGGCCACATAGATTTCTCTGTTATGGTTCTGTCGCTTTCTGTTAATAGTCCGTTATTCTCCAACACCACAGAACAATGACATCTTTGTGAATTTTTAATAACCATATCAAAATTGTCCCCATGGTTGAATCTAAATTTTAGAGGTGCATCTATTCTATGGTCTTCTATACTTCTACCAGGTCGATTATCTACAGTTGGACGACTGTACAAAGAGTTGGTTAAAACAGACCTTGACTCTAAGTCTTGCACAACTGGTTCTCTATGATATTCCCATCGTCCATACATCAAAAAATAATCATACTCTATGTCAGCAGACCTTCTTTCAAAGTAATTAAATTCGTGGGTTTTAAGACGATTGCCAAACTTTTTTAAATTTGATCTAAGTGTGTTTTGTGTCTGCACAACCTTAAGTTTCTTATTACTAATCCATTCCTGTGGCAGTCCGTCTGTGATCACAACCAGAGATTTAGTGATGTTTTGTAATGCTGACTCGAATTCTTGCCACTGCGATCTTTTAATGTGCTCCCATATTATTATCACACCGTCTTTTTGCAATGTCAAAGCAGAATCAGTTATGCCGTCATCACTGAACCAGTTGTATTCCTTTGCAGAGAAAGTTAAAATAAGAGAATCTATAGACTTCATGTATTGAGTAATTTATTAAATTTTATTCTATCTGTTTAGGTATTTGACTTAATGAATACCATATAAGTATTTTTGTGGTTGTTATCAAAGAAAAATTTGTTAATGTGTTACAAATTGCTGAACTGTTAGCATATCATCTGACTGATGATGACCGTACAGACACAAGAAAGACTGTACGCAGTAAACACCCAAGATGGAATATTGATAAATGGCCTCAGCATGTTGTAGCACCTTTAATAGATGCTAATGCATTTGTTGAAGAAGTAATCTTTTGCGAAAGTACAATTAGTTTTCAAGTACATGTGGATAGCGGTTATAGCAATCCACATGTACACAAAGGTATTATAATACCTCTACAATGTGAACATGGTAGCACTGTGTTCTTTAACAATTACTGGTCCAATGATGCGGCTAAGTTCGTTCGTGGCGAGGATCCATACGGCCATGTAAAGGATACAACAGAACAATTTTCAACAAAAGATCAACGTGTAACAGATTACACAAAGATAGTGAACTATACAGATAAACCGTTTGATCTAGAACTGTACAATACATATCTGACACATGTTCCTTATGAAAATTTACATGGATTAACTGTAGATAAAATAATTAAATGGTCACCAGGTGATATAATAATATTTGACCGTAACCAATTACACTGTGCTAGTAATGAACATGATCATTAAATAGGAATTACAGTGTTTACTACCCTAGAGCAGTAGACGTACATTTCCAATAATGATTTTTTCGTTGCCAATGATATGCCACATGATAGAACTTGCGTTCATAGTGTTCTTCTTTATCCCAATGATCAACTTTTAAGTCTGTGCTATCACTATCAAGGCAGTGAGTGCTTGTATCTTTTGTAATTTTTATATTGTAAGGATACTTCATGTTTGGATCTTTACACATGTGTATATTAAATTCAACCACGTCTGACACATCAATTTTATATTGATTGTACACAAAATCTACAAGATCATGCTTCAGTTTGTCTCTGTTTTGATGAAACACTACACTACTGGCACTTTTGTATTCCCAGTAGATATCGTTTTCTAATACCTGTCTGCCCCAGAAACTATCTCCGTGAAATACATCGTGCATGTGTTTTTCAGTGACACGTATTTCGCTTCCTATTAAACAGTTTTTTGTCAAGAAATAGTCCAGCATACTTTCAATGAAGTCAACATGTCTAATGTTGTGCTTGTTGTACAGGTACTCCATTAGATAGTGTGCCCATCCATAGTAGTACATGGTAATAAACAAATATGAAAACAACCTGCCTCTCATGGTTAGTACTTCATCAGCAGTGTTCGTGGCATAGACTCCCATTGTTTTTTCCACAATGTAATTTTCCAAATCCTGTGGACCAAGATAGTAGGTATCCAACGGAACTTCTTTCCATTTCAATCCGTATTCTTCAATGTAATTCGTTTGTCCCATAGTGGCATTGAATGTAAGCACCAACGGATGAACCATAAGGAAACTTTTTTGTCCAATATCAACCAGTGTTTGTATTCCTTGTTTAAATGTGTCATAGGTTTCATCAGGCATAGGCCATATCAGTTCACTGTATGTGGGAATGTTCTCTTGTTCGTACTTGTTCATGTATGTTAATGCGTCGTTGGTTTTGAGATTAACTCGTTTACTGGCTTTTTGAGTTGCTGGATTTAAACTTTGCATAGCAAACGTTACACCTTTAAAAAGCCTAGTGCCTGCTTCTTTATCCATCTTTGCAATCTTGTATATGTTTTCACTGTTTGTTTTTGCCCAGGTTACGTCCCAAAACTTTGGATACCCGGTTTCTTTTTTCTTTTTAATAACATATTCTGTAATGTCTAGGTCACGATTCAACATCCCCCAATTGCTATCGCAGACAGTAACATATTCTATTTGTCGTTCTGCCATCCAATCGATCTCTGCTTGAATTCTCGGCATGTCAAACTTTGCAATTTTATTCCAATAGAGATCGCCGATATCACAAAATGTACATTGGTATGGACAACCTCTAAGTGTTTCGTAAGTTACCTGCCACATTTGTTTACCATGCTTGGCTTCTACTTTATCTATTATCCAATCGTAAAACCCATTCAGGATAGGACTTGGTATGGCTTCTAGATCTCTAAAACGTTCTGGCAAGTCAGGTATATCTCCTCCCTTAGGAAACACACTAGGAATACCTTTGTAGTTTTTATTCTTTAGTCTTTGTTTTAATATCTGTCGAAATGCTGGTTCGCCTTCTCCCAATACTGCAATATCAAACATAGGAAAGTCATCAAAGAAATTAGGATTGCGTTTGTCTACATTGGGACCGCCTACAATTATGTCACAGTTTGGATATGTTTGTTTAATCTCTTTTGCAAGTTCTTGATTGTATTCCCAATTCCACACATAACAACTCATAGCAACAATGTGTGGCTCTACTGGCATAGACTTTACATATTCTTTTGGTACAACTTTTTCAATCAGCACATCCTCAACATGATAGTTTTGTTTTACTTGTTCGTCGGCTTGTGCATACATCCATTGGTAACTAATGGCCAATGGTAGAAAACTATTAGGACCATACTTGTCACTAGTTTGTACTAGGTATAAGTTAAGCATACACTAATTTAGTGTAACAGTGCCTGCTTCAATTAGTTTTTCTCGATTCGCTAGATGTTGTGCTTCAATCTCTTCTTTAGATCCACCAGTGTACTGTACAGCATGACCTTCTTCAATCAACACGTCTGCACATTTCTGGCCATCTTCTGTTTTAAAGTCTCCTAGGATTCTTCCAAACTTGCCTTTCATGTCTTCCCCGTCTTTTGATACCTGTGTGGCCAGGATGGCTGTTTCGCCCAATAGTTCTTGCAGTCTTGCCTTGGCCGCTAACCCAAATTGCTTTTCCACCAAGTCTCTAGTTCTTGACTCAGGAGTATCAATGCCCATGATTCTAACACGTTCATCTTTTAACCATACACCAAAACCCAGATCAATGTCTACATCTACAGTGTCACCGTCAACTACTTTGATAATTTTTACTCTATATTCATACATAAAGAGTATTTAATAATATGCAACTTGATTCTGTTGCCAGGTACAAGTTGCAAAACCCCGGTAGAATTATGCCGCTAGGGCTAACTCTCCATCATATGCATATTCGTCTGCATTTAAAAGTAATCATTAGGTGATCAAACCATCAACTCCAATACGCTTTGACCCACGGTCAATCCTATTTTGGCCCCGGAAGGGATTACATAAGCCACCATCTTGTTGGTGGAGCCAGTCGGTACTGCCCCGACGTCCCTATAGGTTATTCCCATATCTTCAACGTCAATACTTTATATTATAACAGTTTTATAAAAAATGTCTACTAGAGTTGGATTTTTGGCACATTGTTAGCAGGCACACCGGCAGATGCAGGCACTATGCCTGTGGTGGCTTTGATATAATTGCCGGCCGCATCAGTGTTTGTTTTTACAGTAAGAACTACTGTGGTTTTATGAATTCTCATAGTCCCTGGATCAGCAGTCATTATGTAGGGAGCAAGTCCTAGTCCTTGTTGTGTGGTAACCAATGCATATGGTTTATTAACTAAAAATGCATCTGCGTCATGCCCCATGTACTTGGCAACAATTTCTTCACCTGCTACTAACCTTAGAGTTATTATGTCGTTTAACTTAAATTCTGGTTCAATTAACATTTTTTGTTTCCTTTTCTACGAATGCTACTAGGTCGCCCACAGTGATCATTTTTTCTAATTTATCGTCAGGTATAAGAATGTCGAACTTGGTTTCTACTTCTATGCCCATTTCAACTGTGTCCAAACTGTCTCCGTGTAAATCATCAATGAAATGGTCTGTTAGATTAATTCTGTCTGCTGGCAGATCAAACTTCTCAGATAACATTTGGATTATTGTGGTTTTAACTTCACTCATTTTTGATGCCTGCATCAATTAACATTTTTTAATTCTCCATCCTGACCTCATGGGTCTATTGAAATATAAACTTGCTCTCACTGTAGCAAAAGATAATCCCAATTGTTTGCACGTTGTTTTTAAGTTTCCTTTTATATTATACACTTTGCCTTGGGGTGATGTCAACTCAAATCGTTTGGCATTGGGGTTGTTGGATTTTCTTCGTAATTTAATTTATTTCCGTCATAATACACAGAAGGGGATAAATCCTTATTTCCCCAAACAAAAACGTTTTTTGTCCTGTTATCAGTTACTGGAGTAACATCTATTAATTCTTTATCTTTTTTCCAAATACTGTGTTTGATTGCTACCCATTTATTTTCGTTCTCACTCACAGCAATATAATATCCTTGTATTGATTCACCACCATACCATTTAACCTGCCTTAAAACATTGGTATGACACTCATTAACCAGTGCGTGTGGTCGAGGTTCGATTGTTAATTCAACAACATTTATACAATTAAGTTTACTTTGAATATCTCTTAATCGATTACTACCTAAAGCAGGTAAAATTGCATCTGTTATTTGACTAATACTTGCCATCCTGATCTCATTGGTCTGAATTTGAAACTTATTTTATAATTTGAAATCTTTAAGTGTGTCTGTGTCTACGTCTTGTTTGATGCCACCTATGATGTACGATTGAACTTGAGTTTGCTGTGGCGCCACCTGTAAGCCTGCTGATGACAACCAATGTTGTGTCCATGGTAAAGGATTTGCGTTTGCTGGACGATCAAACAGTGGATCAAAACCAATTGATTTGATTCTTTTGTTTGCAACAAATTCAACATACTGTCCTAATAGGTTTTCGTTTAGTCCAATGATTGTGCCTTCTTTCATTAAATGTTTTGCCCATTCTTTTTCTTCTTCAACACACAATTGATACATTTTTACAACTTCATCTTTGCAAGACTCGGCAATTTTCTTCATCTCGCCATCATTGTTGTGCCAGTTCTTTATGATCTGTGTTGTAAGATTCAAGTGTGTTGCTTCATCTCTAGCAATGAAAGATATAATTTTTGCAGAACCTTCCATAAGTTTAAGTTCTCCAAATGCAAATGTACATGCAAAGGAGACATAAAATCGCAATCCTTCAAGTATGTTAACGTTTACCATTGCAAGATACAGTTGTTTCTTAACTTCATCTATAGAGCCTTCGCCTTTAACAAAATAATCCTGTGCAACTTTAGAGAATCTATCATAGTTTTCAGTAACCGAAATGGCTCTTTTTACTATTTGTTCATCGTTTAATATAGTGTCAAACACTTCTGATGGATCAGAATACACATTCTTCATAATGTAAGTGTATGAACGTGAGTGAATTGTTTCCATAAAGTCCCAAGTAATAATACATCCTTCTAGTTCTGGTAAAGAACAATACGGAAGAAATGATAAACATGGGCCTCTGCCTTGCACAGAATCCAACAGTGTTTGATATTTCAAGTTGGCAGTAAAGATGTGCTTTTGCTCAGGACGAAAGTTTTGATAGTCTGCACGATCTTTCTGTAGAGAAATTTCTTCTGGACGCCAAAAATATCCAAGCATTCGTTGATTTAGTTTGTCCAGTTCAGGATATCTAAATGTGTCATATCTTTGTACATTTTGTTCTTCGCCAAAGAACATTGGTTGCTTTGTAAAGTCTACTTTGTTACGATTGAATACTGTTTTGCTCATGTTGTAGTTATATTAATGTCTTTCTTTGTTTGTGTCAACTAGATGGCGCAGGCATCGCAGAGATCATCATCTTCCTGTGGTGGGAGTTCTTCGATTATTTCTTGCACTGTGTCGTCTATGCCTTGTGGTTGCACCGTTTCTTCTTCGCCTTTGAAATCATACGTGTTTTGATAGTAGGATGTTTTCCATCCTAATTTATAAGTGTTTAGTAAATCTTTTAACATCACACTCATAGGCACTTCGTTGTTTTCGAAATGCGTAGGATTGTATGACCAGTTGCCTGATATAGCTTGGTCAAAAAACTTCTGCATCACACTCACTATATTAATGTATCCTTCATTGCTTGGCATATCCCAAAGTAAAGTGTAATAGTTTTTAAGTGTTTGATACTGTGGCACCACTTGTTTTAGTGGTCCTTTTTTACTCTTCTTTATGGACAGATGAGCACGTGGTGGTTCAATACCATTTGTTGCATTGCTGACCACAGAAGATGACTCTGATGGCATCTGTGCTGACAGTGTTGAGTGTCTTAGGCCATGTTTTTTGATTTCAGTCCTTAACCATTCCCAATCATATTGATAGTCTACTTTTACAATTGAGTCAACTTCTTTTTTATAAGTGTCTATCGGCAGTATGCCATCTGAATATTTGGTTCTGTCATAATAATCACACTTGCCACGCTCTTCAGCAAGTTTCATTGATGCTTTAAGCAGATAAAACTGAAATGCTTCAGTCAGTCTGTGTGTAAGTTCCCATGCTTTAGGATCATCATATTTTACTTTGTTTTTTGCAAGATAGTGTGCTAATCCAATATAGCCTATACCTAAAGATCTTCTTGCTTTGGTTGATATTTCGGCGGCTTTAACTGGATACCCTTGATAGTCTATGATTTGATCCAATGCTCTCACACTTAGATCACAGATAGATTCAAGTTCGTCAATGTCTTTTAGTGTGCCAACATTGACCGCACTGAGAATACAAAGAGCAATCTCACCTTCTTCATCATCTATGCCTTTAATTGGCACAGTTGGCAATGTTATTTCTTGGCACAGATTAGACATACGCACAGCATCTTTAAAAGAAGAATGTGTGTTTGCATGATCAATGTTCATTACATATATTCTGCCTGTTTCTGCACGTTCTTTGAGCAGTTGAGAAAACAGGTCCATTGCTCTGATTTTTTTCTTAGGAGTCTTTCTATCATTTTCATACTTCACATAAAGTTCTTCAAACTTGTTATTGTCGACACCAAACACTTCATACAGGTCTGTTACATCATGCGGTGAAAATAGAGTAATGTCTTGGTCTTTTAACAGTCTTTCATAAAACAATTTGCATATTTGGATTGAGTAATCTAGTTTTCGCACTCGATTGTCTTCAGTGCCTTTGTTGTTTTTTAGTACAAGGATGTCTTCAATCTCTTGATGCCAAATAGGAAAATGCACAGTTGCTGAACCGCCACGTATTCCATTCTGTGTGCATGAACGCACTGTGGCTTCAAAAACTTTTAAGAAAGGGATCACACCTGTGTGTGCAACTTCTCCTCCTCTTATTTTAGAATTGATTCCTCTGATACGACCCAAGTTTAATCCAATGCCGGCTCTTTGTGCAATGTAATATCCCACAGCAGAATTAGAAGAAAAAATTGATGACAGGTTGTCATCTACATCAACTAACACGCAAGAAGCAAACTGTTTGATTGGTGTACGCACTCCTCCCATCACAGGAGTAGGAATGTTTATTTGGAATGTTGATATTGCATCATAATATTTTTTTATGTAGGACATTCTT